CGCGCGGCCCGAGCCGCAGAACAGCCGTGAGGGGGAGGCAATGAACGACATGATTCCGATTTCCATTCCCGATCCGCTGCGCACAGCGTGGCTGGACGCCAGCGACCTGGGCAATGCCCGTCGGCTGGTGGTGATCGCCACGGGCAAACTGCTGTGGATCGAGGAAGAGGAAAGCTTTGCATGGTATGACGGCACCCGCTGGGCAGTGGAGCGCGGCAATATCGAGGCCATGAAGTTCGCTCACCGGGTGATCGAGCATATCGATGCCGAGGCGACGGCGCTGGCCGAGATCGCGGGCGACCCGATGGCGATGAAGCGGCAGGTGGGCGACTGGTGCACCGAGGAGATCGTGCTAGACCGGGTCAAGGCGCTGCGCGGACATGCGGTGCGATCTGGCGGGGCGGGCAACACCGCAGGGATGCTGCGCCAGGCGCGTGCGCTCTTGTGCGCCAGCGTCGACGATTTCGACAAGGATCCGCTCATCTACAACTGCCGCAACTTCACGCTGCGGTTCGTGGAGGATGTCAAAGGCTGGCGCGTGGTCGTGCGGCCGCACGACCCAGCCGACATGCTGATGCAACGCGCTGAGGTAGATTACGACCCTAACGAGGCCTGCCCGTTTTGGATCGAGCGGTTGGCGCAGCTCACGCCCGATGCCGAGCAGCTCGACGCGCTGAAGGTGCTGTATGGCTATTCGCTGACGGGACTGACCAGCGACCAAAGCTTCTATGTGCACCAGGGTAAGGGCGGCGACGGCAAGAGCGCGACGCACATGGCGCTGGCGGCGCTGCACGGCGATTATTACCGACATGCGGGTATCGCCACCTTCCTGCAAAGCAGCAACCAGAAGGCGGGCAGCGAGCACCGATCGGACCTGGTGCGGCTGAAGGGTGATATCCGCTTCGTCACATGCGACGAGCCGCCGCCGCGATCGGTTTGGGATGGCGGGGTGATCAAGCAAATCACGGGCAGCTTCGTGACGGCGCGTGGAGCTAATGCGCGTCACGAGATAACCTTTCCGCCGCGCTGCAAGATCCATGCGGAGTGCAACGTCATCCCGCGTGCACCAAGCGACGACAAAGGCTTCAGGCGGCGTTTCAAGCTCTATATGTGGCGGGTATCGCTAAGCGATACCGCGCAGGGCGAGATGCCGATCGATGTGGTACTGATGAAGCTGGCGGGCGAGCGATCGGGCATTCTCAACTGGCTGATCGCCGGCGCGATCGACTGGCTGACGACGCGCAAGATTCCACAACCAAGAGCGATGACCGAGGTGCTAGCGGACTTCTGGGCGGACAGTAGCCCGCTGCTAGAGTGGATTGCCGAATGGTGCGACACGGGCGATCCGACGGCAAAGACACTCGCAAAGTCTCTTTACAGTCATTTCAAGAACTGGTGCGAAGAGCGCGGCATCGAGAAAGAACGCGTCATGTCATCTACCAAGTTCGGTAGTGAATTGCGCAATAAACAGTTCATGCCGTGGAAAGATAGCCAGGGGCAGAGATATCGCCTCGGCATCGCGCTGCGGCTGCAAGGGATGTTCACCGCTCCTGCCACCGGGCCGAAGGCCGAAGCCGCTTGGCCTTTGCCGCCTGAGCCGGGCGGCAGTGCCGAACCTGCCGTGCGCGTCGATTTCGGAGATGATGATGACGTGCTTTGACGGTCAGGCGGCTTGTTCACCAGGCCACAATATCTGGATACGGCAGGGTACGGCAGGTTCGTTTAAACCTGCCGTTATCGCGGCCTCGGCGGCGCGCAATTGCCTAAAAAATGGGCAGACGGCAGGGGTAATAGCGCGAAGAACGGCAGGTTGCAGAGGTGAAAACGGCTGGTTCCGCACAACTTGCCGTCCTATTAACTCTAGGATTTATGCGGGATACGGCAGGTAACGGCAGGTACGGCAGGTTTCCTAATCCTTTGCCTTATGTGTGCGGGCGCTGGTGCGCGTGAACCCTTAACTCCTAACTTGCCGTCTTGCCGTAAAAAGGAAGGACACAAGATGTTGATGATGAATAATAGAGATATGGATTTGAGTTTTGCTGAGGTGGAAGATCGGCTGGTACAGGCGATGCTCGTCTATTGGCGTGCGCCGAACCGCGAGCTGGGCTGGATGCGGGTGCGCGCCTATTGGCCCGAGACATCTGCCGAAGCGGGCGACTATGATGCGCGAGGCGGCGATCTTCGCTCTTCTGATATAGCACTGCGGCCTGCTGCATTGACGCGAGCGGAGACATCAGCGGCTGAACAAGCATTCGGCTGGCTTGATGTGGTCGCCGTGCATGACCGTAAGCTGATCGGCCTGGCCATTGCCAGGCTTGCGCGCGGCGACTCGCAGGTGCCATGGCGCCAGTTGTTGGCACCGATGGGCTTGGCGAGCGGTGCTGATGGACTTCGCATGCGTTACGGACGTGCTATGCAGCGCGTTGTCAAGCGTGCCAATGCCGTATCTTGAGGCAGCGACTCCGCAGAAATCTTTGTCTGTACGCGTCAATATCGAAAAGGTCCGTACGCGAAATAATGGGTGTTCGTCTCCGGACCTTTATTGGGATAAAAAGCTATATGCTTGGCGGTGCTGTGCGTAGTGCGATATCGGCAAGGCTTTAGTTTAGGACTGGTTAAATGGGCAAGCTCAAGCAAGTGCCATCGCGGTTGCGATCGACACCGCAAAAGCTGGCATTTGCGCCGAAGAGGGCTGAAGGTTTCTATCATTCCCGCGAATGGCTCGGCCTTATGGCGCGGTTGAAGCGGGAGCGCGGTTCATTTTGCCAGAGGTGCGGAAGCGGCGGGCGGATCATCGGCGATCATATTATCGAGCGCAAGGACGGCGGCGCTGAGCTTGACGATAGTAACGTCGAGCTGATGTGTCTGCCATGCCACAATACGAAGACAGCGAATGCGCGCGCCGCTCGGCTTTGACCGAGATGGCATCAAAGGGGGTGTGGGTAAAAGTCTAGGGGGTGAGGCCGTCCACACCGCTCCCCCCGCCATTTGGGGATTTTTTTTGTGGCCGATGATGTTTTGGTGGTGAACCTGTTTGGGGATGTGGTGGCAGCGCCGCAGGATGGCCCTGGGAGGCCCGCTCATCACTGGAGCCGAGAAAACTCAAACAAGGTGCTGTTGGCGTTTGCACGCGGCCTGAGCGTCAAAGAGGCGGCACTGGCCATTGGGGTATCTGCCCCTACGCTACGCAAGGTATATTTTTCCGAAGTCGGCGAGCGGTCCAAGGCCAAGCTTCGGATGGAGATGACCCAGCTTTGTCGGCTCAACAGGGCGGCAGAGGCGGGAAGCGTGCCGGCTGAGAAGGAGCTGCTGAAAACGCTAGAGCGTATGCGGCAGCGCGATGTGGTTGACGCACGCGCGCCGTCTCACCCAAGAAAGCCGCCGACGATCGGTAAGAAGGATGCAGCAGCAGCAGCAGCACGACAGGTGCAAGGCCTGTACGAACCTCGCCCGTCGCCAGGCCAATTGAACTAAGATAATGTTACCAACATGGTCGACTGCCTGCCCCGATTGGGAACGGCGGATCGTCGCCCGCGAATCGCTGGTGCCGTTTTCACCGCTGTTCCCGGACTATGCTTCGCAAGCGTTGGCGGTGTTCAAGTCGCTGCGCATGGTAGACGTTCCAGGGAGACCCACCTTCGGCGAAGCGTGCGAACAGTACGTGTTCGATTTTGTCGAAGCGATATTCGGCGCCTATGACGAAAAGAGCGGTACGCGATTAATCAGCGAATTCTTTCTACTGATTAGTAAGAAGAACGCGAAATCGACGATTGCGGCCGGTATAATGCTGACCGCGCTAATACTTAACTGGAGAGAACTGGCAGAGCTGATCATTATCGCGCCGACTCAGCAGATCGCAAGTAACAGCTTCAAGCCAGCGGCAGCGATGGTCAGGGCTGACCCTAAGTTGGCTGAATTAATCCATGTGATAGAGCATCAGAGGATTATCCGCCACCGAGTGACGCTGGCAGAGCTGAAGGTGATCGCCGCTGAAAGCGATACTCTTGGCGGGACAAAGGCTGGTTTTATCCTAGTCGAGGAAGTCTGGTTGTTCGGGAAGAGAGCGAAGGCCGGTGACATGTTTGAAGAAGCGACAGGCGGTCTAGCTGCTCGCCCTGAAGGTTTCGTTGTGTGGCTCACGACGCACAGTGATGAACCACCTGCTGGCGTAATGAAGGACAAGCTCGATTACTTCCGGGGCGTGCGAGACGGCGATATTGACGACCAAAAAAGCTTCGGTATGCTTTACGAGTGGCCAGAGGCGATGCTGGAATCGCAGGCCTATTTGAAGCCAGAGAATTTCTACGTCACCAATCCGAATATCGGTCGATCGACGAGCGAGGCCTTCATCGCTTCGAAGCTGAAAAAGGCAGCAGGCGGCGAGGAAGACGCAGACGGTGATACAGGCAGCACCCAAGTGGTACTGGCCAAATATCTGAACGTCGAGATCGGCCTTAGGCTCCGGCGAGATCGTTGGCGCGGTGCGCCCTATTGGGAAGCGGCTGGAGATCAGACATTGACACTGGAAAGCCTGCTTGAGCGCGCCGAAGTGGTGGTGGTCGGTGCCGATGGCGGCGGGCTCGACGATCTTTACGGGCTATGCGTGGCGGGGCGCGAGCGCGGGACGGGGCGATGGATGTTCTGGACGAAAGCCTGGGCCTGGCCAGATGTGTATCAGCGCCGGCAGTCGATTAAATCGGTGCTGCAGGATTTCGTGGCGGACGGTGACCTAGTGATGTGCTCGGCACGGGGAACCGTGGCCGATGCAGACCCTGAAAAGGCGCTGGACGAAGACGAGGCAGCTTATGCGCTGCCGCAGGATCTGTGCGAGATCGTAGAGATCATCGCCCAGGTGAAGGCAAGCGGCAAGCTGCCCAAGAAATCGGCGATCGGCCTTGATCCCCAGGGCGTCGCCGATCTGGTCGACGAGTTGGCGAAGATCGATCTGGTCGATCCGCAGGTTGAATCGGTCGGTCAGGGGTTCAGGTTGATGTCGGCGATCATCGGCCTGGCGCGCAAGCTAAAGTTCAAGGGCGTGGTGCACAACGGGTCGCGCATGATGGCGTGGTGCGTGGGCAACGCCAAAGAGGAAAAGGGCAGACAATCCGTGATGATCACCAAGGATACGGCAGGGGTCGCAAAAATCGACCCGCTGATCGCGGTGTTTAACGCGACCAAGCTGCTTGAGCTCAATCCGGAGCCGTCGCTTTCGGATCAACCGGAGATCGTGCTGCTGTGAGCCCGACGGATTATCAGGTGGCGTTCGGCGCTGGGCAGCGATCATCGCGCCATGCGGCCGCTGCCGTGCCGATATCGACGATCGTGCGTGGCAGCGATACAGGTGAGTGGTTCGGGCTGGCTGGCCCGGCGAACCTCCCCGCGCTCACCGAACGGACGGCGCTGACGATATCGGCAGTATATGCCTGCGTAAATCTTGTGGCTGGCGCGCTATCTGCGTTACCGATGCATATCTATAGGTCGATGCCCGATGGCGAACGCACGCGTCTCTATAGCGACCCGCTATGGTGGCTGTTGAACGAAGAATTCTGCGCCCGCTGGGCTGCATCGACTGCCTGGGAATTCCTGGCGATGTCCAAACTGCTGCACGGCGATGCTTTCGCGGAGATCATCCGTCGCGGCAGCACGGTTGTGGGGCTGGTGCCGATCCACCCTATGCGGGTGCAGGTGGCGCCATGGCCCGATGGTTCTCGGTTGGCATATCAGGTGTGGCCTGATGCATGGGCGACTGATCGCGCGCCGCGCGTGATCGACCAGGACGATATGCTGCATGTTGCAGGCCTTGGCTTTGACGGGTGCCGTTCGATGTCACCACTGCGCTACGCGCTGCGCATGTCAGGCGCCGTGGCGCTGGCAACGCAGGATTTCTCGGCTCAGTTCTTTGCCAACCAGGCACGTCCTGATTACGCGCTGACGACGCAGGGAAAGATGGACCAGCAGCAGGTCGATGATCTGCGCGCCCAGATCGATGAGCGTCATAGTCGCGCGGCGGGCATGGCAGGACGCCCGATGCTTCTGCAAGGCGGCCTCGATATCAAGGCGATCAGCCTGCCGAACGAGGATGCGGAGCTGATCGCCACACGACAGTTCCAAATCGAGGAAATCGCGCGGGTCTATGGCATTCCGCCATTCATGATCGGCCATAACGAAAAGACGACGAGCTGGGGATCTGGTGTTGGTGAGATGGGCAAGGCGTTCGTGCGTTATGCGCTGCGCCAGCATCTCAATGCCTTCCAGAATGAAATCAACCGAAAGTTCTTCCGCACAGCGGGCCGTGTCGCCGAGTTCGATACGTTCGAGCTTGAAAGCGGCGACATGAAATCACTGTTCGAAGCGTTCCGCATCGCTGTCGGTCGCGCTGGTGAGCCTGGCTTCATGTCGGTTGATGAGGTGCGGGCACGGATAAACCTCAATCGCGCGGCTGGCGGCGACCAGCTCAATCAAGGAGCGGTGAATGCGACCCAATCAGCTGCGTAACCTGCTTGCACGCAATCGCGGCAAGGGCAATGTACGGGCAGAGTCCGGGGCAGACGGTAACACGATCTGGCTTTATGACGTGATCGTTAGTTCCGAAGACGATGCGGCCTGGCTTGGCGGTTACAGTGCCGAAGGATTTGCCCGCACGCTGGCGGGGATGACCGGGCCGGTGAAGCTGCGCATCAACTCGCCAGGGGGCGATGTTTTTGCAGGCATCGCCATGGCGCAGGCGATCAGGGACTATCCCGATGGTGTCGACGTGCAGATCGACGGCCTGGCCGCATCGATCGCCAGCATCATCGCCATCGCTGGCCGCACCGTAACGGCTGCGCCAGGATCGTTCATGATGATCCACAAGGCCTGGACGATCATGTTCGGCAATGCCGATGATTTGATGCGCGAAGCAGCGCTTCTGGAGAAAGTCGATCAGACCCTTGCCTCGCGTTATAGCGCGCGTGCCGGGGAAGGCACAGACTGGCTTTCCGCGATGGCTTCGGAAACATGGTTTACCGCCGATGAGGCTGTTGCCGCGGGTCTGGTCGATCATGTGGTTGCCGAGCAACAGGCAGTCAATGCGCGATGGGATTTGTCCGCCTATGCCGCTCCACCGGCGTTGTCGATCGCGGATATCGCCATATCGTCGAATCCTCATGCGGAAATGTCGCCCATGCTTTCCGCTCGGCAGGGCGCGCTGTACGCAGGAATTGAAGCGATTGCCGAGGAATTCGGGGCTTTCGATCAGACGATTAGCGCTGACGGCGCGCATTATATCCCTGCAAATCCGTTCGCTGGATCAGGCATCAAATGCGCCAACTGCTCGCTCTATGCTGGCGGACGATCGTGCGAGGTGGTGAGTGGGGACATAGATCCAGAAGCGATCTGCAAGCTTTGGATTATTCGACAGGATTTGATCGGCGCGCCCGAGAACGGGCAGGCCGCAGAAATTGCCGCACGTCAACGCCGCCTGGCGGTTGAACTGCGGAGCCGAGCTGCCTGATCGCGCTGCGACAGTCAGAAACCCACGAAGGGCCGTCCATCTGGGCGGCCTTTTTCATTTGGAAAGGAAGAATACATGCAGAGCATCCAGGCTCTCCGTGAGCAGCGCGACGCGAAGGCGCAAGAGCTGCGCGCATTGGTGAACAAGGCGGATTGGAATGCTGCGGCTGACCAGCCTGTCTATGACGCTGGCATTGCAGAGATCGACGAGATCGATGCGAAGATCGATCGCATGCGTCGCGTAAACGAGCTTGCCGCATCGACGATGCTGGACAATAGCATGCTGAATACAACTGAACGTCTGATCCGCGATGGCGGTAGCCAGGCATCGGAAGCGCTCAAGACGTTTCAGGCATGGCTGCGCGGCGGCGACCGTGCGATTCAGGACAGTCAGTGGCCGTTGCTGCGCAATACCATGTCGACGACGACGAACAGCGAAGGCGGCTTTACCGTCCAGACTGATATCGCCACTGCCGTCATCGATGCGCTCAAAAGCTATGGCGGAATGCGTTCGGTTGCGAACGTCATCCGCACGGATATGGGCAACCCGATGAACTTTCCGACCTCGGACGGCACCAGTGAAATCGGCGAGATCGTTGCTCAAAATGTATCTGCCACCGATCTTGATGGCGCATTCGGCACGATTCCCCTTGCGGTTTACAAGTATAGCTCAAAGGTTGTCACCGTGCCGGTTGAGCTGCTGCAGGACTCGCAGATCGATATCATCGCCTTTGTGATCAACCGTCTGCGGACACGCCTTGGTCGGATCACCAACCAGCACTTCACCACGGGCACCGGTAGCAATCAGCCGCAGGGCATCGTGACCGGTACTGCGGTCGGCAAGGTTGGTTTGACCGGGCAGACGCTGAGCGTCATTTATGACGATCTCGTCGATCTGCAGCACAGCGTCGATCCGGCATATCGTGCACTCGGCAATGCCGGTTTTATGATGGCCGACAGCTCTGTGAAGGTTATCCGCAAGATCAAGGATGGCAATGGCCGCCCGATCTTTGTGCCCGGATATGAAATGGGCAATCCCGGTGGCGCTCCTGATACTCTGCTCGGCTCGCCAATCACGATCAACCAGGACATGCCGGCGATGGCTGCGAACGCCAAGTCGATCCTGTTCGGCGATTTCAGCTTCTACACCATCCGCGATGCCATGGACATCGAGGTGCAGCGCTACACCGACAGTGCCTATGCCAAGAAGGGGCAGGTTGGTTTCCTGGCCTGGCTTCGTTCGGGCGGCGCGCTCACCGATGTTGGCGGCGCGGTGAAATATTACCAGAACTCGGCGACCTGATCTGTCCTGGCTCGGCGGGGCACGGTCGCTCGTCGTCCCGCCAATCCCTTCAAACCAACAGGAGGCCCTAATGGGCGATATTCCCGCATTGCAAGCCGCGGTGGACGCGGCCAAGTCGGCGCTCGCCGCCAAACCAGACGATGCCGCGCTGGCGGCTGCGGTCGATGATGCCGTAAAGGCGCTTGCCGATGCTCAGGCCGATACGCAGGCCGCGGTGAGCAAGAAGGGCGGTAAACAGACCGAAGCGCGCGTTCTCATCGCCACCGCAGGATATGAAGCAAACGCGATCATTACTGGCGCAGAGGCGGACGAGGCTGTGGCTGGTGGCTGGGCGGACAAGACGCCGGCAGCCGTTGCTTATGCCAAGTCGCTGGCCTGATCACTCGAACTGAACGGCCCTCGCCATGTCCTTTCACCTGACACCATCCGCGCCTGTGGCGGGATATGGCGAGGCGCTGTTGCCCTTGGCGGCAGCCAAGGCGCATTTGTCGATCGAGGCTGACGATACGCAGGATGATGCACTGATCGAATCGTTGCGTGACGCGGCGATCGAGACGGTGGAGCAATATTGCGGTATCCGGCTCGCCCCTTGCGCAGGCATAGAGGCGCATTTCGAGGCGTTCGCTCCGAAACTTCGTCTTGGTATCGGCCCGGCCTTCTCGGTCTCGGTCACGGGCATCAGCTATGACGTGCAGGGCGTCACGACGGTGCTGGACGCATCGGCATGGCGGATTGCCGCAGGCGGGGCGCTCGTTCCAGCTGCGGGCACCTGTTGGCCATATGCCGATGCGGTCATGGTGACATTCGATGCCGGTTATCCGTTGGGCGAGTGCCCGCCCGCACTGATTATAGCCGTCAAGATGCTCGTCGCGCATTTCTATCGCAACCGCGAGGCTGTGGCCGTAGGCGTGACGGTGGCCGAAATGCCGCTGGGCGTAACTGTGATATGCGGTCTTTACCGCATGCCGGTGCTGTGATGGCGGCGCTGGCATCAGGCGATCTCAATCGCCGGGTGGAAATCCGCCGGGGAACGATGGCCAGCGATGGCCATGGCGGCCAGATCACGACATGGTCGACGATCAGCACTGTGCGAGCAGCGGCCTATAGCCAGAATGGGCGCGAGGGGGTCATCTCTGGCGCGCTGCAGGGCCTGGCGGTCTATCGGCTGGAAATGCGCTGGCGGGCCGACCTGGTGCGCACCGGGGACCAGTTGCGCATGGACGGCCGCGATTACAACGTCCGCACCGTTGCCGATCCCGATGGTCGCCGTGAAAAACTGGTGATCCTGGCCGATACAGCCGGGGTTGAAAGCTGATGGCAAGCCCGGCTCGATCCCGCCTTTCCAGCCAGCGCGCAGGCGTGCGTTCGCAGCTCGCGGGCGCAAGGTCGTTCCGCAAGCTGCTGAAGCAACTGCCGGACAGCGCCAAGCAGGAAATGGCGGGCATCTTGGCCGACGCGGGTCCATCATTGCTGGCGGCGATCGCGGCAGATGCACCCGTCAGAACAGGCGCGTTGAAGGCGGCGCTGCAACAGAAACTGTTGCGCACCTCGCTGCGGTTGCGCGTTGGGCTGATCAACAAGGCGGCCAACCGGCGGTTCTTCTATGGCCGTATCCTCGAGTTCGGTCGCAAGGCGCAAACAGTCACCATCCGCAGCGGGCCTCGCGCGGGAGCGCTGATGCGTATCCGTGCTTTGCAGCCAAGGCCGTTCATCTTTGCGAAGCGGCCGAAATTGCGCAGCGCACTAAACAATTCGCTGCGCAAATTCTGGGATGCGACATTGTTCGATGCCTCGCAGGGAGTATCCGAATGACCGACCTGTTGCAGGCGACGCATGACGCCATATTCGCCGCGCTTGACGTGGCTGCGGTAACCGATCTGGCGCCTGTATTCACCAACGTGCCGCCCGAACGGCAACCGCCTTTCATTGAGGTCGGCGCGATCGAGGCAAAGCAGATCGGCGGCAAGGATGGCGGGCTTGAACAGCATGCCATCGAGATCGAGTTTCGCCACCGCGGGCAATCGAAGCGGCCGCTTTTTGCGATGATGATCGCCGCGCGCGAGCAGATCGAAGGCGCATTACTGGTTGCTGCCGGTGCTGCGTTCGGACGCCCGGTATGGACCGACAGCGCCACCGATCGTGAAGACGACGGCGTGACGCACCACGGCGCAATGCGGTTTGAAGTGATCGTTCAGCAAGATTCTTGAAGGAGACGTAAAATGGCGAAGTTGCTTGGCAATGGTTATATGTTGTGGATCGAGAGTGCGACCGCAGGCACCTTTGACCTCATCAAGGGGCAGGGGCCTCTGACGATCAACCGCAACGCGGCGTCGATCAATCTGACGACGAAGGACGATTCTGGTTACGGATCCAGCGCGCCAGGCCTGCGCGATCTGTCGATTGATTTGGACATCATCCCCAACCTGCCAGACACGAACGGATATACCCGTCTGGAGATGCTCGCCAACGCTGCAGTTATTGCACCGTTCAACATTCAGATTCGTAAGAACGGTGCCGCAGGTGTTAGCGGCGACGCCGTTTTCGCTGGATCGGTTTATGGTAATCTCGACTCGACCTCATTCGGCCAGGATGCCGGTGTCGGTGTCAAGGTCAAGCTGACCGCCGCAGGCGCGCCAACCATCGATCTTCTGGCTTAACAATGTCGACAAGCAACGGGGCCATGCAGGCCAATGCGGAACGCGGCGAGATCGAGGTAGAACTCGACGGCATGGCGCATGTGCTACGCCCAAGCTTCGCCGCGCAGATCGAGATCGAGAGGCAGACGGGTAAGTCCATAGAACAGTTGGCATCTCGCGCTGGCGATAGCGCTTTGTCACTCGATGATGCGGCTATCGTCGTAACAGAGTGCGTTAAGGCCTTTGGCAAGGCGACGGGCAACGCGGCGATGCAGGATTACAACTACGTTCGCGTCGGCGAGTGCATCGTCGAGGCTGGCAAGCTGCAAGTGGTGAAGAGGCTTGAGCTGCTGCTATATCTGGCGGCAACCGGTGGATATACTGCCCAGGGGGAAGTCAAGACCCTGACGGGAAGCCTGCCGTCAGGGTCAGCCGTTACCGCCGCCTGAGCGGTTTTGCGATGGCGGCTCTTGGCTGGACTCCAGACCAGTTCTGGGCCGCGACATCGCATGATTTTTTCAGCGCATTCGAGATGTGGCGTGAGATGAACCCGCCGCCGAAGAAGTGATGATCAGTCTTTTTCCAACAGGCTGATCATCATTTCCCGCACGGCGCCACGATGGAATACACCTGCAATGCAATAAGGAATGATGGCGACGGCAATGCCAAATGCGACGCCTGCAGCTTGCTGCGGTGCCGATGCGCCAGCAGCAGCCATCGTATCAAAAACCACCCAAAGGCCGATCAGACCGGCCAGGAACGAAATTACCTCGAACACCGTCGCAACCAACCGCATGGCGTGCTCTCCTTTTGCCGGAGCACGTTGAAGGAAACCCGCATCGATGCCAAGCACTGATACACGCCAACTGCAGTTGCAGATCAGTGCCAGCGCCGAGCTGATGATCCGCAACCTGAAGCAAGCTGACAATGCCGTTGCTGAGTTTCAGCGCAAAACGGATAGCCGACTGGCATCTATCGATCAGCGCTTTGCCGCGCTTGGAGACCTTAAGGGTAAGCTGGCTGGCATAGGCGTTGGTGATTTGGTCGGTGCCGCTACTGGCGCGTCGTTGATCGCGTTGGCCAAGCGCGGGCTCGACTATGCGTCTTCTCTTGGCGAAGTATCGCAGCAGTTGGGCGTGACGACAAAGGATCTTCAGACTTATCGCTATGCCGCTACACAGGTCGGAATTGAGCAGGAAACGATCGATAAGAGCCTGGCAAATCTTACAGTTACGCTCGGCAAGGCCAGGCTCGGCGCTGAAGAGCCGACAAAAGCATTTAGCGCGCTTGGAATTTCGATCGCATCGGTAAATGGTAAGACGGCAGGCGACGTGATCCCTAAGATTGCTGACGGCCTGGCCAAGATCAGCGATCCCGCCAAGCGTGCCGCGCTCGAAGTGACTCTGTTCGGCAAAGCGGGCCAGCAGCTCGACACACTGCTGGCAGGTGGCAGCGGCCAGATTAACGAACTAAGCACTGCAGCGCAGAAGCTCGGGCTCGTTTTATCGGACGAACAGATCCAACATGCTGACGACACTGCTGATAAGCTGAGCGCTATCAAGCAGGTATTGGAAGCACAGGTCGCTGGCATAGTCGCGGACAATGCAACCAGCATTCTGAGTCTCGCTAATGCGCTGGGCCAATTGACCGGCGCAACGGTTAACTTCCTGAACAGCAACCCGCAAACGGCACTTTCCATCATTGGCGCGCTTGCCGGTGGCCGCGTCGGTGGGCTTCCCGGTGCTGCAGCCGGCGTGATTGTTGGCTATGCTGCTGGGCAAGGCCCTCAACAAGCGGCAGACGATGCCAAGCGCGATCTCGCCTATCGCCGCCGTAAGCTTAAGGTCGCCGAGGATGAACTGGCTGCGCGCGAGGCTAGTGCACGCGGTGAAGACCCGAATGGCACGATATTTTCCTTTGGTGGCATCGCGGGCAAGGTCTTTCGGCTGCGTACTGGTGACACTGGTGTGCGATCGGGTACGACGATCGAAAGCGCGCAGAAGGAGGTGCAACGCCAGCGTGCGCTACTTGCCTCAGCCCAGAAGCCGATCGCTCAGCCAAAGTCCGCTGTGCCTGCGGCTACTGACATCGCAGTGCCGAAAATCTTTGCACCATCTGGGCCAAAAGGGCCGTCCGCCGATGCACTTGTGGCGCGCGCGGCCGCAGCGGCACGCAAGGACCGAGGTGACCAGCGGCGCGCTGACGACCTTATTTCTCGCGAGCAGATCGATCTGCGCGGCGCGCAAGCAGACCTGAGCAACAACCCGGATGAGCGGTTGAAGCTCGAGCAGGATCGTATCGATCTGGCGCGGCAGGCGAAGGACCGAGACCTTGAGCTTGCCGCACTCGACAATCGTTATGTTGCTGCCAATCTCGACCGGCTGAAGGCGATCAATGCCGACACGGCGTCGATCGACAAGCAGCTCGCCGCGCAGCGACGTGCCCAGGATCTCGACCAGGCTGCCTATGAACGCACGCGCGCCGCGCAGGATGATGAGATCGCACTGCTACAGGTGCAGGAAAGCCTTACTAACATCGCCAAGGAGCGGCATGCGATTGAACAGCGCATACTCGCAATCCGGCAGCAGGAAGAGCGTGATGCGCTCGACCGCGTGATCAATGACAAGAATGGACGCTATTCGATCAGCGATCGCCAATTGGCCAAGGAACAGCGCGACCGGTTACCCGCCAAGCAGGAGGCGGAACGAGCTGCGCTAGCCCAGCAGACACAGGGGCCGATTGCAAGCTACCGCGACCAGCTTAAGGCCAATACCGATGATATCAACACCGCGCTTGAGAATGTCGGCGCGCGCGGGTTGCAGACGCTTGAAGACGGTCTGCTCGGGGTGGTGCAAGGGACGGAAACGCTATCAGGCGCCTTCAAGCGCCTCGCGGCGTCGATCATTGCCGATCTTGCCCGCATTGCCATAGAAAAGGCGATCGTCAGCGCGATTGGCGGCGGCATATTTGGCTTTGCGGACGGCGGTCAAATCCCTGGTTTCGCCG